AAACGCCGACACCGATCCGGTTGTTCGGGATGACGGTGCCGCTCCGGCCGGGCACCACGATCTCCGGGCCACGCTCGCCGACGATGTACGGCGTACCGGCTGTGACCGGGCCGCCGGCGGCGCGCTCTTGCATGCGCCCTTCCATCTCGTTACGCAGACCGCCGCCGACGAGCTGGCCGCCGATCGACACGACACGGTTGCGGGCCAACTGGTTCAGGCGGCTCTCGATGGCGGCGATGTTCCCGGCGTCGAGCGTGGCGATCATCTGCGCCTTCGTCTCGGGCGGCACGTTCTCTAGCGCCATCACCATCTCGGCGATGTCTCGGGTGTAGTCGCGAGTCTCCTGGGCGCTGCGGCCCGTCTCGGAATGGTAGACGTACATCTTCTCGAAGAAGCCGTCCCATGCGTCCTGCTGGTCAAGGCTGCCGAGGAACGTCTTGTAGGCGTCGTCGAGGTCACGGGTGGCCTCTTCGGCTCGACGCGCCTCGTCGGTGAAGTCCTGCGCCGAACGATCGACCTGCCCGATCGACGTGGCTACAGCGTCAGCGGACGGCACCAACCGCTCGGCGTACATCGCCGCCATTGCGGCGGCGGCATCGGTGCCCGCCTCGATGGCGGTGGTGGTTTCATCAGTGGCGCCGACCAGCGCCTTTACTCCGGCCACGGCGCGACCCGTGACGTTGTCTGTTCCAGTGAGCTTCTCCGTAAACCAGTCGATTGCGTCGCCGGTCATGCCGAACGTCTTGGTGAGCTTGGTTGCCCATCCGGCCAGATCGGTGCCGGTCAGATCCTCGGCGGCGCCGCTGGCCGCTTGGAACGCGTCGGTCACTGTGCCGATGGTCTCGGCAGCATCAGACAGCGCCGGAACGAGAGACTCGCCGACGGTCATCATGACGGCCTGCAACTTGTCGTTCAGCTCGTCCATGCTGTCACGGAACTTGCGAGCCTTCGCCAGTTCGTCTTCGTCGATCACCTGGGCGTCGGCGACGCCAGCGAGCGACGCCTTCAGCGCACTTGACCCCTGGCCGATCAGCTCGGCCATGCCCTGCCAGCCCTTGCCGAGCAACTGCGACGCAACACGCGCCCGCTCAGCCGGGTCCTCGATGGCGTTCAACCGGTCGACGACGTTCAGGAAGGTGCCGTTTACGTCGGTGGCGCCGGTGTTGGTCTTGGCGATCTCGACGCCGAGGTCAGTGAACAACTGCGGCGAAGCGCCGAGCGTCTTGTTCATCTTGCCGAGCGCCGTCTCGACGGTTCCGGCCTCGATTCCAATATCGCCCGCCACTTCGATGAGGCGGCTGGCCTCATCGACGGCCAGGCCGGTCGCGTCGCTGAACTGACCAGCGGCGAGCGCCGTGTCCTGGAACGCCTGCACCGACTTCACGCCGAAGGCGAGCAAGGCGGCGCCGGCGGCGACTGCAGCGTTGGCGAGGTTGTCCTGCAAGATCGTTCCGAGACCGGAGCCTGCGGTCTTGAGTTTGTTGACGGCGCCGTCGGCCTTGGCCACCTCGGTGCGCAACTTCTTCAGTCCGCTGTCGAACCCTTTGGCGTCGAGGTCGAACAGCGTAGTGATCCGGTTGGCCATGAATCACCGCCTCAGTCGACGTCGAAATACTTGCGGCTGGTGCGCCGTAGCCCTTTGACTGCGATCTCTTCGACGAGCCGCTCAGTCTGCTTGCGCGTCTCGGTCGCCGTTCCCTTGCCTCGGGTGTAGCCGTTCCACCGTTTGGCCTTGCGCTCGCGAACCTTGCGCAGCGAGCCGTCTTTCTTGCGGCCGGTGTTGCCGGTGCGCGTGTTCAGGCCCGGCCCGGCGAATCCGCCGGCATTGCCCTGGTTGCGGCCAACCTCAGCCACGGTCCACGGCCCGGCGCTGGTCTTGGTCGGGGTCAGCAAGGTTGCGCCGCTGCTCAACTCTTTGAGTTGCGTGTCAAGCGTTGGTGCCCATCCAGAGAACTTTGGGTCGCCGCCGAGGTCGGCCGAGGCGACACGGGTCGCAATCGACTGCATCGCCTCGGCCTGCTCGCGCGTGATCCTGCTCCGCTCGACCTTTTCCAACTCCTTGCCGAACTTCGCCAGTTCCCGCTCGAAAGCAGCGAGCGAGTTGAACGTCGGCACGATCAGACCATTACCAGGTGTTGTTCGTGACGGCGCCGGTCACCTGCAGCGATGCCGACAACTCGACACGGCCGCCGACCGACGACGACAGCGACACGCTCGTCACCCACGCCTCAGCGGTGACACGGGCCTCGCCCGACACCGACCCGCCCGGACCCCACAGGATCGTCATCGTCGACGAGCCCGCCGACTGCGCCGCCTTCACGCCGGTCAGCAACGAGAACATCGGGGCATCGTAGGGGCCGCTGATCGAGACGGTGTCGCCGTCGGTCAGGCCGTTGATGAACGCCTTGGCGGCGGTGCCGAAGGCGCTGACGTCCTGCGTCTCGACCGACTGCGGCCAGTCGAACGAGTCAGCGAAGCGTGAGACGTTGGTGCCGGCGCCGTTGACGCCGTCGAGTGCGATGAAGGTGGTGGTACCTGCACGGAAAGCCATGATCGGGACTCCTTGGTGATGGGGGTGGTGTGATTAGCGGCGAGCGAACGACACGAACCGAGTGGTCGAGCCGGTGCCCGTCACGTCGTCGACCACCCGGAGGTATCGACGGACCGTTGTGCCAGCGGCGACCTCGACACGTTCCGAGGTGACGCCGGTGTAGGTGGCGAAGGTGACCAACGTGGCCCAGCCGGTCGAACCGTCGACGCTGTGCTCGATGCGGCAGGCGTTGTTGGTCAGGCCGGAGAACGCCGTGACGTGGATGTGCGCCACGCCACCGTTGGCCGTGGCGGCCGTCTGGTCGCGTGCGGTGCCGGTGGTGTCGGCGGTGATGGCGGTGAAGTCCTCGACCACCAGGCCGACGTCGAAGTTGCCGGTCGACTGGAACGCCGCCGAGCACGTCACCAGATCCGATACCGACGATGCGCCGGTGAAGTTGCCGAGGTGAGCGTTCACCATCACGGCCACTTCGCCGACAGCAAACCCGTCAGGGCACAACGTCAGCGGGTACGGCCCGGTCGCCTTCTGCGACTTGAACGCGTCGAACTGCAGCGCCGTGGTGCCGACGGTGTCGAACAGCATGTCGAGCGACCCGGACGACTCGTCCTGCCCGACGACGAACGTCTTGGCGGTGTCGGTCAGCACCGTCGTGTCGAGCGCAACGGTCTGCGCCGTGAGCGAGTAGCCCTTGGTGTAGCCGGAAGCGTTGAGCAGCCCTACGGCGACCCTGCTGGCTTGAGCGGTCTTCATTGCCATCAGAACACGACCTCCACGTCGAGCGGCACGGCTAGGTAGTTTGACTCACCCTGCGACGACGCCGTGACTTCGCCGATGCGGATGACCTGCACGTAGTCGATGTCGACGCTCGACCAGTTGGCGTCGTCTTGGATCGCTGCCACGACCGACCCGGCGCCGCTCAGTTCGCAGTAGTCGTCAAGCAGTATCTGCGCCGTGCGCTCATTGGTCCGGTCGGCGTAGATGGTGACGGTGAACTGGTAGGCGGCCCTGTTCGACGTGAACACCAGCCGAGGGTCGAACTCTCGTCGAGTGATGATGGCGATCGGTGCGGTGAATGTGTCCTGCCACATCGGCGCCGAACGAAGCCCGGTCACGGCGATGGCGTCGGCGAGCGCCGAGCGCACGTCTTGCACCGTCGGCATCAGCCGACCCTCGGCTTGCAGTACGGCTCGAGGAGCGCCGCTGCGATCGGGTTGATCGTGCGACCGACCCGCATGGCAGCGCCGGCGTTGGCGAACTCGGTCACACCGAACACAGCGTCCGCCGACTTGAACAGCATGGCCGACTGCACGAGACACGCCTTCTTCACGTCGTCGGGGATCGCTGGCCAGCCGAAGCGAGCCGTGACGCGTACGCCAGGTCGGCCCGACTGCGACATCGGGAAGTTGCCGTTGATCGCATCGACCAACACGATCTCGTCGTACGGCCATACCGGCACCCGGTCGAAGGCGTTGAGCGGCCGCAGGATGAAGTCGGTCGAGATGGTCAGCGTCGTCTCGAACACGCCATCGTCATCGTCGTCGACCTCAACGATCAGCCCGGTCACCGTGGAGATGTCGTCAACCTCGCATCGCCGGTGGTCGTTGGCGTAGAACTCGCGAGTGTGCGTGCCCGCTTCGCGCCAGAAGAATCGGCCGCAGTGGGCGTCGATCTGGCGGGACGCTGCAGCAATGGC